TAGGTGACATATTTTTGTTTCCATCTTGGCTAACTCATATGGTTTACCCTTTTAGAACACCAGATGAGGAGAGAAGGTCTGTGTCTTTTAATTTAAGATTGATACCAAAAGGTGCGGATATACAACCTGTCGAACAAAAATAATGAAAGTTAAGCAATTACCAAGAAATGTGTTTGCTGAAACAGACATGAATTTCAATGACCAATATTTAAAACAATTAATGGGCATGGTTGAGCTAATAAGACGTGGCGAAAAAAATGGTGTTGCAATTTCAAATAGAGGATTTGGATGGCAAAGTAGTGGTCTACCACAAAACGGAGTATTCATACCTTTTTTACAACACTTGACAGACAAGTGTAATGAATTTTGTAAACAATTAGAACATTTTAAATTTAATACAGTTGAGATAGTTTATTTTTGGGCAAACATAAACTACAAGCATGATATTAACTGGCCTCATAGACATGCGGGTGACATCGCAGGTGTATTTTATTTACAAACACCTGAGAATTCTGGTGATCTATGTTTACATAGTACGGATTACGATGTTAATAATAAAATATCTGAACATTTAAGTGTTCAGTCGGTAATTAGAATTAAACCTGTAGTAAATAAATTAGTTTTGTTTGATGCAAATTGTTCACATTATGTGACAAGAAGTTATTCAGATCAACCAAGAGTGAGTTTCAGCTTTAATGCTCATGTTCGATTCTAAAAATCCTTTTCCCATGGTAAGAATAACTTGGCTTGATGCTAAAGATACTGAAACAGGTTGGCTACCAATTAAAGATATTTTTGAAGCGCCCCTAGCCGTGTGCCAGGAAGTTGGCTATATGGTCGTGAACAATGATGACAAGATTGTAATTATGAGGTCTTGGTGCGTGGATAAAGATGATAATCACGGAGGTGGTGCAATTGCCATACCAAGAGGGTGGGTAAGAAAAATAGAATATTTAAAGACAGAATATGCAACACAATAAAGACACGGAATTTGTAATGTACGTTGATAATTTTTTATCAATAGAAACTTTAGAGTCATTACAAGAAACTTTTTTAAATTTAAAATACAGTGAAGTAAAAAACCCAGAGGGACAAACATACGGATACAGACACACTTTTCCACATAGTTTTCATACAGATCCCTTGTTAAAAATTATAAAAGATTATTTTTTTCCTAATAGAAGTTTAAAACCAATATCGGTTAGTGCACATCTAAGACAAAACGACAAAGAACCTTTATTTCATGTAGATGTAGAAAAAGGCAATGTTGCTAACTTTTTGTTTTTTGTAAAAGGAGAACCTTTACTTAACAATGGCACTGGTTTTATGACAGGTAGTTCTTTATCATCACACATAGGTTTTGTAGAAAACAGAGCATTGTTTTTTAATGGTAGTAAAATACCACACTCAGATTTACAATCTTTTGGGGATAGCTCAAAAAGATATACACTTAACATTTTTTATAAAGATGAATAAAATATTTATTGGAACTCCTTGTTACGGAGGCATGATTACAGCAGACTATTTTAAAAGCTGTATGCAACTAGTAGCCTTGGCTGCGAGTAAAAAAATAGAATTACAATTTGGCACAATTGGTAACGAGTCTTTAATTACTAGGGCTCGTAACACTTTAGTGCAGCTGTTTATGGATGGTGACTACACACATCTTTTGTTTATAGATTCTGATATAGCTTTTAATCCTGAAGCTGTAATTAGAATGTTGGAATATAACAAGGACGTCGTTACAGGTATTTATCCTAGAAAAACTATTGACTGGATAAAAGTAAAGAAAAGATTAAAAGAGAATCCCGATATGTCTGAGGATGAGTTACTTGCATCATCTTTACAATATAATTTAAACGTAAAAGATCCTAATAGAATACTACTAGAAAAAGGTTTTATAGAGGTCATGGATGGTCCTACAGGATTTATGTTAATTAAAAAAGAAGTGTTTACAAAGATGGCAAAACAATATCCAGAACTAAAATTTAAACCTGATCAACACATCAATCAATCTCATGATAAAGAGTTTGAATATCACAATACATCTGATTGGAATTATACTTTTTTTGATACAATGATAGAACCACAAACAAAAAGATATTTATCGGAAGACTATGCTTTTTGTCGTTTATGGCAAAACATTGGAGGTAAAATATACGCAGATATTAGAAGTGGTATGACTCATTACGGCAACTACGCGTTTAGAGGTAACGTGGGTACACAATTTAAAGGAGCAGAATGAAACTAGAATTACAAGTACAAGACAATTTTTTACCTGAAGAGCTGTTTTCTAAATTAGCAAAGTATAGCATCAACCTAGATTATAGTAGTAAAAACATAGTTCAAGGATCAGGAGAATATGAAGAACACGTTTTTTTATCAAATAAAATATACAAAGATGACGATTTACTTAAAGATTTAGAAAAATCTATAATTAAACACTTTAAAGTAAAGATAAAAAATTTACATCTTGCAGCTTTTACTTGTGTAAATACAAAAAAGGCGACACCACATAACGATGCACAAATGTTTTCTGGTGAAAAACATTTGATAATTTATTTAAGTGGTGATCCAAAGCTCAATTGTGGGACTGGATTTTATAACGTGGTCGGCGAATCAACTTTTGATTTGAATACCGCTATCGGGTTTTTTCCTAACAGGGCAGTTATATTTGACGCTGAAACTTGTTGGCACTCACCTTTATTGTATACCGCTGAAGGTAACGCGCCCCGATTTTCAATAATTATATGGTTTGAACCAGAAAAAGTATGACAAGTTTTAACAAATAATTTATTATTTAAGCATGCAATTAGTAGACCTTAAATTCCGTCCAGGTATTGACAAGCAAGACACTGCATATTCTGCTGGAGATGACAGAAAATACGTAGACTCTGATTTTGTTAGATTTCACTACGGAAAACCAGAAAGATGGGGTGGATGGACCAATCTACCTAACCCTAATGTTACTGTAGTTGGTGCTGTGAGAGACACACACTCATGGATAGGCCTTGATGGCACAAGATATTTAGGGCTTGGTACAGACAGAAAATTATATATTTATTCTGAGGGTAAAGTTTATGACATAACACCCATAAGAAGAACAGCTAGTCTTACAAATCCTTTTGCCACGTCGAGTGGATCATCTACAGTGACAGTAACTGATAATGCACATCTAGCTGAAGTTGGTGCTTTTGTAACTTTTGATAATGGCTCTGCTACAAATGTTGTCGATGGTATAGATTTTAACAATGAGTTTGAAGTTTTAACTGTTCCGACGAGTAATACCTACACAATAAACGCTGGAACAAATGCATCTGGCACTACGGCAGCGGGCGGTGGTTCTACAGACGCAAGCTATCAAATAAATCCAGGTCCTACTTCTTCAACTTATGGATACGGATGGGGCACTGAAACATGGAGCGCAAGCACTTGGGATACCCCTAGATCTTCATCTAATGTTGTGGTTGCAGGTAGAAACTGGTCTTTAGATAATTTTGGTGAAGATTTAATAGCTACTGTATTAGACGGAGGCACATTTGTTTGGGACACATCGGGAGGTTTAGCTGCAAGAGCCACTGCTTTGTCAAATGCTCCTAC